TTGCCCTCGACCTCCTCTTTGTCTTTGCCCGCGGAGTAGGTCACACCGTCGACGGTGATCAAGGGGCTTGGCTGGTAGGTATACTTTCCGCCGTCCCATGTGTAGCCGTTGCCCGGGCTGCCCGCAATGCCGCTTTTGCCTTTGGCGGCAAAAACCTCGCCCGTGATCGCGTCGGTGTAGCCCGCCTCGCTCGACGAGCCCGTGTCGCTCGTTGCGCCGCCCATTGTGGTCGCGGTACCGGGTGCGCCCGCGTCGTTTCCTTGCGAAAAGGCGCCGCCGTAGCCGCCCTTCCCGCAGGCATAGGAGACCTTTGCGCCGGGTACCGCGTCGGTGACGGTTTCAACCAGCACCTTGCCGCCGTCGCCCGCTTCTCCCGGCTCGCCGCCCTTGCCGCCCTCCAGCGAGACGCCGTTGTTAAGGCCGACGTAGCGTCTGAGAGCGTCAGATTCCTCGGTCCATGATTTCGGCGTGCGCACGGCGGGGCTTTCGCCCCGATGGCCGCTGCTGCCGCCGCGCCCGCCGCCGATAAGGACGCGGGTGTAGCTCGTGACGCCCTCCGGGACCGTCCACACGCCCGAGCCTGTGAGGATGACGCGCTCGTCGTAGTATTCCGTGGTTCCCGGCTGCGGGGGGAGGAAGCCGACAAGCGCCGCCATTTCGCTCTTGAGTGTGCCGCTCATGGTCGTGTCAAGGCTTACGATGCACGCAGAGACCATCTTTTTATCGTAGGGGTGATAGACGCTGACCACATGTCCGGGCTTCTCCTGCCCGCTTACAATGCCGTTAGTGATGGTCTCTCGGCACTTATAATAGTCTGCCAGCCTTTTAGCAACAGCGGAGGAATTGACAAGGGAGACGAGCGTGGCGTCCGTGACGGACTTGACGTTTTCCGCCGCGTTCTCTGTGACGGTTTGCGTCACAAGGCGCGTGTTGTGGATGTATGGCTTGCCCTTAAGCGAGCCGGAGCCGGATGAGATTTTGGCGTAGTTCGCTCCACTCTCCAAAATAGTAAAACCTGTCGCTGTGAGTGAGTGCATCGGCTCGGAAAAGGTAATAATGTCGCCCTGCTGAGATGTGCCGGAAAACAGCTCCTTTTCGTCGGTTCCCGCGATGTACTGATGCTCCGTAACGGTAACGGCGGAGATGGGGTCGCTATAGCTTACTTTCCCGCCGCTGGCATACATTCGGTTGCTGCCAATCGTGGACGAGACACCATCCCATAACGCATCAATGTGCAAAACGCCGTTTAAATCGGTCGTCAAATACGCGCCGATAGCAAACAGCACCTGCACAAGGTTGTCTCTTGCGCTTTTCCCCCGCCTATCTGCTTTTGGCTGGCAATACGGCAGCCATCCATATAGCTTGGTGTTGGCAAATACGCTTTTTACAACAACAGGTACGTTCCCGCAGATTTCTTTAACGGCCTCTGCCACAGTTTGCCCGGTATAGATGCCGCCTTTGTGCGCCATTGCCGCCAAAAGCCCGACCGCAGACCACGCAACGAGCCGATACGAGGTTGCGCCGGTGCGTGTAATTGACCGGAGATAATAGGTCTGCATGGATGCGTCGGAATCATTTTCCCAAACGCGGATCGGGTCGTTCTTGGCAAAAGCCATAATGGTCGGATCATTGCATCGGACAACCGCAGTCAGCGTATCCGCCGAAATGCTTTCGCAGCTTAACGATTGTTCGCGCGTCGGCTTGGCGCTTTCGGTTTGCGAAAAAAGAAATGTCCAGCTTTTATAGGTGATCTTCATGCTCACTTCTCCGTCAACACGAGCACCGTGCCCGTCCAGTATTCCGCCGCGTTTGACCCCTGCCCCCGATCTACGCTTTCGGGCGGCTCGCAAGTCATTGCAGCCGTGCGATAATCTCCCGTTTTAGGATCAAAAAAGTAGACGTTGAGCGTCCCGCTATAAAGCTGGGCGAGTAACGCATTTAGCTGCGTTTCGGTCAGCGGCATACAAGTACAGGTGATGACTGCTTTAATTGCCAAAATGTCTTCGGTGAAACTCCCATCGAGCATATATCCCTCGTTCGGACCTTTGATCTTTTTGTGCGTTACCTTATAGCCAACAGGAGTAAAGTACGCAGTGAAGTCAATGTTATTGATCTTGATCGTTTTTCTCATGCTCCACTCCTCACCGCTTCTGCTTCATTGTAAGGCACCATTTTCCGAGCCAGCACGGTGCCGTCCAGTTCGGTCGTCAGGTTGATAATGATTTGGCCTTCTTTCCCTGTTGCCATAGAGCCAATCCCGGACGCGATAGAGTTTCCAATAGCCGCAGCGCCGGAAGCTCCAAAATCAATAGATGCGGTTCCGAAGTCAAGGTTTTTCGAGATGTCGCGCTTAATGGATCCAAACTCGCTGTTCCAACCCTCCCCGAGACCCAGCGCCATGTTTTCGCCGATCCCAGCAAATACGCGAGACGGTGAGTGGATGCCGAGCGTCGATTTTACGCCGTCTACAATACCGTCAAAAAAGCCCTCGACCATGCTTTTAAGCCAGTCGCCCATCCTTTTTATGCCATCCCAAATGCCTTGGACAAGAGCGACGCCGATTTCGATTGCCGCTTCTCCGATATAGCTAAGAGACTGGATAAATGCAGACGCAAGATTTTTTACGATCTTGGGTGCTTCCGCCAAAAGGGTGGGCAGATTATCAACAAGCCCCTCAACAAGCGCGACGATAAACAGCGTACTTGCTTCAACAAGAGCAACAAGCGTGTCTGGTTGTGTCAGCACTTCCGCAATCTGTGCCACGCAATCTGCTAACTGCGGCGCAATTTCCGGCATAGCCGATGCAATTCCTTGCACCAATGCAATCAGCATTTGGACGCCTACGTCTAATAGCTGGGGTATGATTGACAGAATCGCTCCGGTAATTTGCGGCGCCATATCAGCAAGCGCCGCAACGATGCCGGGGGCTGCGTCTACCACGCCTTGCACTAATGCTGTGGCAGCATCTACAAGCGACGGCAAAACAGAGCTTACAAGCGACGGCAGTTGTTCCGAAATAACAGGTGCAAGCTTGACAATAAGATCGCCAAATCCCGTGAAAATCTTTTCAATGCGCGGGATAATGTTTTCTGCGGCCTTGCTGACCGAATAGGTAAAGTTTTCGATCAACTTGTCAAGGTCCGCGTTATCGTCTGCAATTCCGGTCACAAGGTTTGACCAAGCGGATTTCATCATGTTGACGCTGCCTTCGATGGTGCTGGCCGCCTCTTCCGCGGTTGTGCCCGTGATGCCCATTTGATCCTGTATTACATGGATCGCCTCAATCATCTTATCAAACGATACGCTGTTGACCGTTTCGGCTGTTACCTCGACGGTATCTCCCAAAACGCCGGAATCGTTAATGAGGCGTGCCATCTCTGTTGCCGTCCCGCCATAACCGAGTTTGAGGTTATCAAGCATGGTATAGTTCTGCTTGGCAAAGCCCTGATAGGCATTTTGAATCATTTCCATACTTGTGCCCATCTTGTTGGCATTATCTGCCATGTCAATGACGGCCTGATTGGCGACCTCTGCCGCCTTTTCCGTGTCTCCGCCAAGACCTTGCAGCAAGGACGCCGAAAAAGATGTAACGGTATCCATGTACTCGTTGGCAGACAATCCGGCGGTTTCATAGGCGCGATTTGCGTACTCTATTACTTGATCGGCGGACTGCTTAAACAGCGTTTCCACACCGCCGACAAGCTGTTCATATTCCGCGTAACCGTCCAAAGACTGTTTTGTTAAGAGGGAAACGGCCCCGGCAGCGGCGGCAACTGCCGCCGTGCCGATTTTTGCCGCCGTTTTCAGCCCGCTTCCAATTTTTGACGCAATCCCGCCCAAATTGGAACTTGCTTGATCGTCTACGCTGATTTTGACAAATAAATCAAGTAGATTCATGTTTCACCACCAATCCGCACCGCGCGACAATATCGGCGGTAATCTCTTCGCACGTCCTGTTGTCCTGCTTTTTCGGCTCAATAATGTCCGCGTATCGCGCCTTGATGTAGTTCCCGCTCGCAAATCTGGCCGTATTTTCCGCAACCACGCGCAGCGCGTCGGTCACATAGATGCGGTACGCCTCGGTTTTCGCTCTCTCATTGAGCCGCGCCGTGCAGTACCGCAGGAACGGCTTTACTTGTTTTCGCCCTCGGTATTCTCCTGCGCAGAGCCAGAGGATTTCCCGCTCTGCGCTGAGAGAAAAAGCGCGTCAAATGCTTCATCGGTCAAAAGTTCCGTCGCGTCTCGCATCAGCTTGACGAGGTTCAGCGCGCCCTTGTAGCTCTCCGTGCTCACGCCCTCAATAGAGGCAAGAATGGCGATGATGTCGCCTTTGTGACCCTTGAGCAGCGCAGGGAGAGCTTTGCGCGCCCGCTGCGTTGCAAACTGCTTCACCGTCATGCCCTCCGGCAGCTTTTCCCGTCGGAACATCGCGGAAGCCTGTTCGTCCTCCGCAATGTTGGCGATCGGGTCGATGATATCCGCGATGACGTCAAAGACGCGCTCGCCCTGAATGTCGGAAAGTCTCATTTACGCCTCCGCCGTGCCGGCCTTGATGTAAATTTCAAAGGGAACGATGTCCTGCGCGCTCATGGAATAGTGGCCGGTAAACTCGAACGCAAACTGGCCCTTGGACTTGTCCGCCGTCTGAAGCTGGAAGCCGCCCGTGGAAAGCGCGTTGAGCAGCTTGATGGCGATAAAGCCGCCGTTGGTTTCGCCGTTCTTGTCGGAGTAATCGCCCACAAGCCAGATATCATCAAAGTCCGCGTCCTTGAGGTCGTTGCGCGGTGTGACCTTGGTCGCGTCGGTCGTTCCGATGTCCGCCGCGCCACACAGCCGTTTTGCAATAGCGGTATCGGCATTGACAAACGTACCGGTCATCTTTACCTCCCACGAATCGAGCTTTTTTAGCTCCTTCATGTTCTTCGGACAGTTGTCGATATCCTCGCCAAAGTCTGAATAGGTCGGCGTGGCGGTAAAATTGACGCCGCCGGTCGTTGCACCGATCTGCCCCGCCTCGCCAATGGTGCCGGTAGCCGGTGTGAAATCGGTCGTCAGAATACCGGCGTTGATCTGCAGCTTCTGAAACGCATCAAAAGGAATCTTGGTAAATTTCATGTCGTTGTCCTTTCATCAGTTTTGCGACAGGAACTCAACCGTAATGTTGAGATACCGCCGCTTGATGTTTTTATCGCTTTCGTCCGCGATGTTCTGGCACCACGGGGAGCCGCGCTTGATCCACATCGCGCCGCCGTCGTACGGCACCATGCACCCGCCCATGCCGATGGTGTCGGCGATCTCCTGCGCCTTTGCGTTCGGCACCGCCTCGCTCTCGGTGTAATACCAGAGATTGACCGTCAGCGCGATTTCACCGCTCTCCCATGATCCGGTGATCAGCTCATAGGTCAGCCACGGGAAAACCGCATCTTCCGGCACGTTGGAGGTCGGATAGGCCGGTAGGAATTGAGAAAACCACGCATGGAGCGCCTTGTCCTTTGTCATTTCGGCAGCTCCTTTCGCTCCGCGGTGAAGAATTTCAGCGCCCGGATCGTCGGGCCTGCCGACCGAGGCGCATCCCGTTCTTCCGGATTTGAGGTCACGCGGTAGGTGTTGCCGGTGGACGTGTCGCGGAAATAGTCGTTATACTCGATGGGAACGCTCTGATTAACCAGCGCGGAATACACCGAGGTCACACCCTCTTTTTCGGCTCTGCGGGCCTCCATCGAGGTGTCGAGCGCCTGGTAGTTGAGAAATTCCGCGCCCTCGGCCCATGCGACGATGTAGCCGCCTGCGCCGTCCGGCGTTCGCGTCTTTTCCATCAGCACGCATTTGCTTGCGAAATCGTCAAGTAAACTCACGGTTCCACCCCCTTGAGCTTTCGCCAGTCGTTTAACCGACCTCGGAAAGCGTCCTGCCAGCCGTTTAACGTGCCGCTGTCGCTTCCCGCGCTGCGTTTGGTGTAGGAGTAGCCCCCGAAGCTCTCGCTTTGATACGGGCTTGCAACGGCCTCCCCGTTCTTCTCCTGCCACGCCTCGATCTCAACCGAAAGATCGATTACGGCTTTCGGCACGGCAAGCGCCCACACAGAGCCGGTAAACGTCTCGTCCGTTAAATCGACCGCTGGATATTGATGCAGACCGTCGTTAAACACAGAGCCGACGATGCGGAAATATTGATTGGTCAGGAGAAAGGGCAGCGCAATGCTGCCGTTCTCCACGGTGAACGTGCCCTCGTGAATGTCCACAAGGAACCAGTTGTTCAAATGCCGTAAGACCTGTTCAAGCATCACGCCGCCCCCTTATTTAGCCCGCAGCAGCCGCAGCAACGGTAGCCACGGCAATGCCGTCCAGATACTCAGCCCACAGCTTCATGCCCATGATGGCGTACATATCGCCGGTGGCGCGGCTGTAATCGCCGTCGACGTGAACTCCGATCAGGTTGGTCTCGCCCTTCACGGTGTAGTTCAGGCCCAGCTTGGCAAAGTCGCTGTCGCTGGGGTCCACATAGTACAGGTCGATGTTCTCCACGGGCAGAGCGATCACCTTCTTGGAGGCAATGTACTTCTCAGGCAGCAGGAACAGAGTGCGGTAGCCCATGAAGTTCTCCACGTAGTTGATGCCGAACATGGTCTGCACGGTGATCTCCTTGTCGCCCAGGTAATCGTAAGCGTCGATGATGTTGGCGAAGCCCACCACCTCGGTCACGTCCTTATCCAGACCGGCAAACTTGTCCAGCACCTTGCCCTTAGCCATGGCCAAAGCGCGCTGCCACGTCTTCTCGGTCACCTTCAAAGTGCCGGTACCGAGGAAGGTATAGAAGTCGGTCAGGACCTTGTTCTGCAGGGCCACGAGGAAAGCCTCATCGGTCTTCTCCACGGCAACGTCAGCGCCGTACTTTGCCACGCTCTCGATCGTCACGCTCTTGGCATACTTGGAAATGTCGATGTCGCCGTAGGCAACAGGCTCCACCTTCATCTTGGTGAAGGGGATCTCGTCACCCTCAGCCACAGTGCCGCCCTTGAGACCGCCGTCCACGCTGGCCTTGTAGGAAACCAGCTTCGTGCCGGGGGCCTTGCGGATGGGACGCATAATGCCCATGATGTTGCGCAGTGCGTCCCAGTTATCAGCGAAGCGGGACACGAAATCCACCTCACGGGCAGAAGTGGTAAACTGGGCAGAAGTTGTTACGTTAGTTTTCGCAGCCATAAATAGCTCCTTTCAAAAAATCAGTTGTTTTCGCTTGCCATCAGATCGGCAAGCGCTTTCTGGCGCTCCGCC